GCCGGTGGATCCACGCGCGTGTGCCCCGCCGCCAGATATTCAGCTTCCCGCTCCGGGGCAACGGCCATCAGGGTGCCGGTCAGGCGGTTCTTGAATTCAATCATGATCAGGACCCCGTCTTGGCTGCGCCGGTCAGCTTGTTGAACACCGTGGTGTCGCAGCGGAAGCCGACTTCGATCTCGGCGCGCACGGCGAACATGTTCTGCTCAAACAGGTTGATGGTGGTGGAACCGTCGGTCAGGGTGGCCTGGTCGGAAATGGCGATCTGCACGCCCTCCACGGTGCCGTATACGGCCTGGCTCCAGTCGCCCGCAAAGCCGACAACGGCGGCATCGCTGGCCGTGTTGGCCGTGTAGGCGCCCTTGCTCTGGCGCACCTGCGCGCCCAGAATCATGGGCACTGCGCCTTCCGCCACGCTGTTGATGAACAGGGGGCGCTTGTTACCGTCCACCGCGTTCAGCAGGATAGCCTTGCCCTGCGGGGCCAGTACCCAGCCGTTCAGAATGCCGTCATGGGCGGCAATGTCGGCGTCCGCGGCAACCAGACCGCCGTAAGCGTTGGTCAGGATGCTCTGGGCCGTGCAGTTTTTCAGGGTGTCAAAGTTGGAGCCGGGCGCGGTCACGGCGCCGAACACGGTCTGGTCAAACTTTTTGGCCAGTGCGCCGGGCAGGCGCTGCACCAGCTGATCATACAGGGCGGGCACATCGCGGCGGAACTGGTTGGAAAACGGTACGATGACGGCCAGGGTGTAGGGCTGCATCTGCTTGGTGGCCAGAGTGCCGCGCTTGACCGGCTTTTTCTCGGTCTCACCGACCCAGCCCGCTTCGGGGTCGCCGGTGATAACGGGGATGGTTACGCCCAGGCCGGGCAGCGGAATCCGTCGGGCCAGTGCCATGACGGCGCTGGATTCCTGGGCTTTCTGCAAAATTTCGCTGGACACGCTGCCCGGCAGGGAAATAGTAGTCGTGCGGTTGATATTAATAGATGCCATACTTTTGCTCCTTTACTTCATGACTTCGTTGAACCACTCCGCGAACTGCTCGCGAGTGGAACCGGTTGGGGTTTTGTTCGGGTCGCCGCCGTCGCGGACGTTGGGGTAGCCGCCGGGGGCGGCATCAAAGGCCCAGGCTTTTTCTTTGGTCAGGGCATCCAGCGCGGCCTCGATGTCGGTGGTGCGGTCCTTGCTGGCTTTCAGCGCGTCCACATCCAGCATGCCGCGGATGGCCTTCACGTCACGCCCGTGCGCGTCACGGATTGCGCCGTCCAGGGCGGAATCAAAGGCAAAGCTGTCGGCCTGATCGGCCAGCTGGCCCTGAAGCTTGGTGATCTGGCCTTTCAGGTCGGCCACGTCCACGCCTTCAAAGGCTTTCAGGCTGTCTTTGGCGGTGTTCAGCTGGGTGGTCAGGCCGTTCACCTGGATCTGCAGGTTGGTGGCTTTGGTCTTTTCGGCGGTGATATCCCTGCCGTTTTCGCCCATCAGCCAGTCCAGCTGCTCATCGGTGATGTTGGGGATCTGCTTCTTTACGTCTTCGCGTTTCATGGTTGTGTCCTTTCTGCCTGCGCTTTGTTTACGCGGGTTGCATCCGCTTTGGCTGTACAGTTTTACGCCATTCCGGGCAAATTTGGGTATGAAAATTGCCCGCCCCGGCCTCGTGCGGCTGGGGTGGGCATAATAAAAGTGCCTTTGCAGTTGAGTGCAAAAGCACATGAAAAAATTCAGATGAAGATTTCTTCAATCTCCGCCCGAAGTTCCAGAATGTGAAGATACTCCCCCATAATGCGCTGCTGATCACGCAACAGGCGTGCGGGCGTACCATCCAGCTGGGGCTCGGCCGCGCTGGATGTGCAAATTACTTTTGCCTCCATTCTGGTGTTCAGCTTTTTGAGCTTCTCGTAACGGATTTTGGTCTGGTGATACTCGGCTGCCATGCGCTCTTTGTAGTCGTCACTCATCATGCCTTTTACAGTGTCTTTCAGTTCCATGTCGTCCTCCTTGAATCCTTTTCGTAAAAATGGGCATGAAAAAACCACGGTGCGTTTGCATCGTGGTTAAGGTTTTAGTTATTTAAGCGTCGGGCGTGGATTCATCCGGCGTGTAGGTTGAATGAACTTCCTGCATGTTGGCAAAAAGTTCCCGGTACTCTTCCAGTGTCAAATTGTCACCATCAAGCATATCATTCACTCCTTTCTACACCGTAATTATAACACTCCTTCAAAAAAATTTCAATGGCTCTGTCTTTGTTTCCAGAGCTTTTCGCAATCGCGCGGCTCATGGATTCTTTTGCAGCCGCAAAATCAAATTCTGCGGTTTTGCTTATGGTCCATACTTTGCCCTGGTTCGTTACAATCGACATAGTTCTAACGGCATCGTAGTGCATAAAGACAGAAATATCATTCATGGAAAAGTAACTCTGCCCAGGATGATTATGGCACAGCATAACGCTGTTAGGGGGCCTTGTACGCAGCCAGTGATAAGATGCTGCATCCGCTTCAACATCGACAGAAACCTGGTCGCCTTTCACAAAATCCAGTTTTTCGCCGGTCGTCAGGTCCAGCAGGCAAGCTACCTCGTTGCTGTTGTTCTGCGTTTGGGCGAACCGCAGCAGCTCTTTGTGGGTTTCCTGTATAAAAAATGCCGTCTGGTGATCTGCTCCATTCGGAGCCACCAACGGCACTTTTTGTATTGCAATATCTGTGATGGAAACTTTCTTTCCGCGGTTCTTCTGTCGCAGTGCATACGCCGCCCTTTTCTGGGCGTTGATGCGCTCCCGGTTGGCGGCGGAGTTTACCCGCCGCCTTTTGTTGATGTCTCCGCCTGCCGCATTGTACTGCGCAAGGTATTTTTCCGGGTCATAGCCTGCCAAGGTGGTGTTGTGGTCAAACCGGATGGCAAACTCACAATCGCAGTTGGCGTGGATGTGTTCTGCGTGGCCGCCTTTCAGCACCTTGCTGCTGGCTTTCTGCCAGCCGTTGCTTGCCAGCGTGATGCAGAACGGGCAGGTGTCCCCATGTGGCACCCAGGCCCACTCGGCCCCGTCCCGGACGGCGTTTTTCAGGGTGGTGTCGGCCCCGGCACGCTTGACCAGGCGGCTGACGCCGTTGGGCAGGTTGGTCGGGTTTTGGTTCTTGGTGGCGTTCACCATGCGGGCCACCTCGCCGTAATCTGCCGGTTCGGCAGGCTCCGCTGCGGGCACCCCGGCGTTGGCCGCTTCGGCCAGGGCGTCATACATCTGGCAGGCCAACTCTGCGCTGCCCTCGCCGTATTTCGTCACAAGTCCGTAAGCGTAGGCAATCAGGTCGTCCGTGCTTTCGGTGCCGTGAGAGCCTATGTATTCCCGCATGAGCTGCCCGGCTTTCTGGTTCAGGCGGGACAATCGGGTGATGTACTCATTCCAGGCGTTGGCTGTTATCTGCATCGTTTTCCATCTCCATCAGCACCTGTTGGCCCCGCACCCGCTGTTCCTGCGCCCGGATGCGCCGGATATCGGCCTGGTCAAAGCCGATCATCTCCAAAAACGTGTCGGTGGCGGCAAACTCCTGCCGGGCGGAAGCAATCTTGATGGCGGCATCCGCGGTCACGGCCACACTGGGCATGGCGGGGTTCCGAAAGTGGGCCATCACGTCCCGCTCTTCCTCGGTCAGCTCATCCAGCGTTACTTTGCGGGCAATGGCCTGGGCCATCCGGGCAATGGTGCGTAGTGCATCCCCGTTGCCGGTGTTCAGCTGCTGGGCCAGCAATACAAGGGTCTGGCTCTGGGCCAGTATGGCATCGCTGCTGGTGGGATTGGCATCGTTCACCACGCCAACATCGGTCACGGTCAGACCGGTGGCAGCGGCAAACTGGGTGGCCGTCATCCGCATCTTTTCAACGTGCGGCGAAAGGCTGCCCTGTGCCAGCTGGCCGAACGCGGGTTTTTCGCCGGTGTCGGGGTTGGTCGTGGCCGCGATGATCGCCCCGACATACTGCCGGAACTTGTCCGATACGATGGTATCGTACTGCTCATCCGTCACGCCAAGGATGTATTTCTGCGGCGTGGTGTCAAACTCCAGCGCAATGGCGGCGTTGGCCACAACCCGCACGTAATCGTCGATCAGGGAGCGGATGGGCTGTTTCAGCCGGGAGCGGCCAAACGGCTTGCTGCTGGTGGCGTTCCAGATCAGTGGCTCCATCAGCGGCCGCCCCATCTTATTGGGATGCCGTTTTGCTGTCCAGACGGTCCCTTCACGGGTCAGTACGACCACGGCGGTGTCGGTATACAGGTTGACGATGGACGGGGCCCATTTCCCTTCGTCCTTTTCGTCCTTCATGGTGTCGATGATGGCAAGGCCGCAGTCGATCCGGCCTTTCTCGCCGCTCCACAGGGCAGCGGCCGCAGCAGGGGAGTGGAACCGGATCCGGCAGCCGATCGCATCGTCAGCCGAAAGCGTGGCAAACACGCAGCCGTATTTCAGCTCATCGCGGCAGGCTTTGGCGTATTCGGCCACAAGGCGGTTATCCGCCACCAGCCGGGCAAGGCTGTCCAGACTGCCGCCGGTGCCCACAAAGCCGTCAAACATACTGCGGGCGGCAAGCACATCCACCGCTTTCTGACCCCAGCTGCAGCCGACCTCCAGCCCGCGCAGCCCCGTGGGCAGGGCAATGCCAAGGTTGACGTCCCGCAGGGTCACATGGCCCTCATAGTATTTGTCTTTGATGGCGTTGCGGCTCTGGTGATAGGTGTACGCCTCGGCCAGGTCGCTGAGTTGCTGCTGTTCCGCGGCGGTCAGCCCGGCCACAATACCAAAATTCAGGGTAGTCGTCATGGTTCTCCTTTATCCAATCCTCATCTTGCGTGTCGGGTCGCGCTTGCAGGTTTTCGCGCCCCACAGTGCCAGGGCGCAGGCTTCCAGCGGCAGGCTGTTGTCGCCGCCAAAGCCATACCCGCCGCTGATGGGCCGCTTGGTGCTGGTGATGGCGCTTTCGGCAAGGGCCTGCTGCGGCTTGTACCAGGTCAGGCCGCGCTCGTTCACGGTGGTGGTAAACAGCCCCACCGATGCGATTACGTCCCTGGCAGAGGGGCGGAGCACGGCGCTTTTGGCTTTCCAGGTGGGGCGGATGCGCTCCACCAGCACGTCCACCCCGTTGCGGCCATCAATCACCACACAGCTTGCGCGGTCATAGCGTTCGTTCAGCCAGTCCACCAGCCAGGCCAGGCCGCGGCCGGTGGGCTGCTGTTCGATCAGCGAGACGCGGGCCGGGCCATCTTTCGGGATCACCGCGCCGCACAGGCAGACAGCGGAACCATCCGCGGCAAACTTGACGCCGTAAGCGGTTTTGCCGTCCGGCTTTTCCGCCTCGCTGGCACAGGCTTCCCAGGCCCGGGCATCCAGCGCCTTGTCGCTCTGCTCCGTCAGAATGGGGCTCCACCAGCCCAGGCGCTCTCTGGCAAAGCCGTCGGCGCTCATGCTCCGGCACTCCTCCGCCGCAAACTCCTCGCTGAGGCGAATGCCCATGGCTGGGTTAGTCTGATACCAGACCGCGTGATCTTCTAGGTCGATCTTGTCAACCTGCTCTCCCTCCACTGACCATTCGTGCCAGGCATCGTGCGCGCCCGGTGCGCCAAGACAGGCTGTCCGGCGGCGGCGGAATACGTCGCCGGGGCAGCCCGGGGAGGGCGGGGGGCCGGGATG